GAAGAGTTTGTAGAGTTTGCTCAACATATGGATGAGCACTTTGACTTTGAGGATGAAATAGACAGGGAAGAGTACGAAGAACAGTTTGAAGACTTTGAAGAAGAGATTGAGGAGAGAGAAGAGCTTGGAGAAACGGAAGAAGAGTTTGAAGAAGAATATGAAGAAGAATTTAAAGAAGAGGAGATTGGTGAGGAACTTGTTGAAGAGTCAGGAGATAGACCTGAACGAAGAACTAGACGTAGGGATGTAGTATCTAATACAAATTCTATAGTTAGTAATTCTATAGCTAACAGTTATGGAAACAGTAACTCTTCTAGTACAAACAGCACTACAGCTTCTGCAGTATCAGGAGGTTCAGGTGGCACATCTATATCTAGTTCACCTAGTATCTCAGACCAGATAGCATCTGCACAAGTACAAACAAACAATGTTTTACAATCCATAGAGATACTGCCAGTGCCTACTATGGACAATACACCATCTATGGCAATGGCTGAGGTACAAGTTACCAGTATGGAAAACCAAATACAAAGTGTTACAAGCACTATGGTTACATCATCTGAAGCAGAACAGATAGCAGAGGAGATAGTAGCCAACAACATAAGAGCACAACAAGAACAATCACAAGCACAACAAGAGGAGTCTGGACAATATGATTCTCAAGGACAATCTAATTTAATTGCCTACATGAACTACGTACCCAACTTCTCTGACTATACTTCTGCTAACATAACAGATCAAACAAACTGGTATACACCAACTGTGATATACGCAAGTGTAACGCTAGAAGATAATGCAGGGTATAGTTTTATGGTATCTGATAGTATGAACACCCTACAAAACATGACAGGTGGACAGTCTACAGAATTTTTTATAGATAGGAGATAGTATGGCAGAAGAAGTAAAGATAGTAGAAGTTGAAAGAAAGTCTTGGTATAACAATCCAGAAGGCTTTGACAAGTGGAGAATATTTCCTAGGCTTCTAATTAGTTTATATGGATTAATGTTTTACAAAACATCCATGTGGTTTATGACTTTACCAGACCCTACCAATGCACAATCAGCTTTTGTATCTGTGATAGTGGGTGCAGGAGCAGCTTGGTTTGGTCTTTACGTAGGCAAAAAATAGGAGAACGATATGAAAAACATATTACCAAAGCTACAGCAGTACATCACCATAGTAGGGGTGATAACTGCAATCGGAGGTGGCTTCTACACGTGGGGACAATTTAACTTACGTCTTGACAATATAGAGAAAAGAAAATTTAAGACTGTTAATATTGCACCTTTAGAAACTAAAGTAGAAAACCTTGAGAAAAGATTAGATAGAGTTGAAGGTAGAGTTGACAATATTGGTAACAATGACAACCCTTTAGCTAACTAGTATTTACATTATAAATAGTTTTCATCACAACTATTGATTGGACAAATCTGTATTCTGTGTGTATAATGAAAGTATCATTAACCTTTCCATGCCTAGGAGTATTTCATGGAAGACATTGTGCACGTAGCATCGTATTTAGTAATAATCATCTGTTTATCACAGGTTCTGTAAAAAAAAGTTCCTCAGAATCGTTTCTAAGACCCTTTTAACACCTCCTGAATAGTAGACATCCAAAAACAGCAACTTTTGCTGTATGAGCTTCTATGGGCTTTAGACAGAGTTTTACACATAATTCATGTTTAAAACTACCCTAAAGGGTTGATCTGTACAAGTAGTACCAGTATGAAATTTATTTCCTGAAAATTCTATTAATCTATTCTCTACACTTTTTATTTTTTTATTATTATCTTTAAACAAAGTATACCCATCGTTAGTATTATAATAATATATAGCAGTTTTTTGATTTGGAAGGATTGGACTACTATCTACATGATAACCATGTTCTATTATATTTTCAGTGCAAGGTATAACATTTATTTTAATCCTTAACCAAGAATTAACATTTAATAAAGGTCTAAATATTTCATTAACAATAGTATAATAATTGCTTTGAGGATAATCGTTTCTATATATTTGGTGAGAAAGTTGAATATTAGTCATAGTCGAATTAGTTTTTTTATTTAATTTAGGAATATACCCTTCATACATATTGTCAGGAACAATAGCACAAATAAACAAAGGTAGAAATTCCATTTGCTGATATAAATTTTTTGACTGAAGATAAGACCCTGTATAGTTAATATCGTCTAGTCTTAAATTATCAAAAAGTTTTGATAAATCCTTAAACTCAAGAAAATTATCTACAACTTTCATTGCATAAACTTATATGATTTTTCTATTAATTCTTCAAACTCTCGCTTAAGTTCTCGAAGAAGGTTGGTTAAGGATAGTGTACCTTCATAAGTATCGTTCCATTCATCCATTGCTTTTCTAAAAGTTTCAGGGTTTATTGACTTATTTTCAAGGTACACTTTTCCATCTTGACTTAACTCTACAGTTAGTTGTGCAAGTATAGCTCTATTCTTTTGTTTTTTCTGCAACGGACTGGTCCAATACTTTTCTTGTTGTTGGGTCAACTAAGACGTGTTGCATAGCTCTAAGACTATTAAGCATTTCACTTACTTCACCATAAGGTAGAGTTGCTAGCTTCTGTAAGATAGTATTAGCTAGTTGGTCTTGCATAAGATAGAACCTTACAGGTTTAAAAGCTTCATTCTGGTCTGGTGTACTAGGGTCATCAGCCTGGAATGTGCCATCCTCCTTACGTGCTCTTTCTTTTTTTACTTCTTCTTCACTCATCACTAACTCCTTCTTCATCGTGAATAAACAACGCTATGATTGCATAGTGTATTAATTTAAGCAAGTCTTTTCTTTGATCTTCATGACTTCCTTTCTTTCCATATCGTTGTGCATACTTAAGCACATTACCGATACAAAAACCCTTACCGTACCCTGAGTCTATAATTACCTCAGTAGCCTGTAGATTATTTTTAGAATAATGTTGTGTGTAGGTGTTTATTATGTAAACTAGAATTTGTTTAATTAAATTCTTTTCGTTATATTTAAACATCCTTTTTCCTCGGAAAAGCAATTACATTCTCTCCTTTACTTTCTACTTCTTTTTTTCTTTTTCTATCTAACTCTCTGTGTATAGCATAATTACCTGCTTCCATAACCAAGTCTTGTTGTTCAGTAGCCATACTCATAAGACCTGAAAATAATATGTACATTTTAGTTGCAGCACCTTCTGCAACATCGCCTGGAAGTTTATCTGCACCTAGTATTTCAAAACCATTATCTTCTGGTTTTAGTACAATATATAGATAACCTTCCTTTAAGTCAAGTGCATCTACGAATTTTTTAACCCTATCATCATCTTCAAAAGTAATACTTATATCATCAGTCATCCATCCACTCCTTAGGTATAGTTCCTTGTGCCCAAAGAAAACCATGCCTATCACACCAATCTGCATACGTAGTTTTTGAACCTTTTAATATTTTGTTATCTGCCTGTACAAATATAAACCTTACATCTAAATCTTGCCATTGTTCTTTTATCATAAGATGCTTTACTCTATCATTTGTTGTAAGTCTACCTTTAGCTTCTATATAAAAGTCTTTTTCTTTTATGTAAAAGTCTGGGGTGTATGATCTTATCTTAGGTACATATGTAAAAGTCTTAGGTTCGTAATCAAACTCTATCTTTTTCTTACCTAAGTCTGCAGCAATTCTTATCTCAAACTTTGATCTATATGGTAATTTCAACATCTTTAGGGCATCCTATATCTAGTAATTCTAACACATTATCTATTATTTCTTTTTCGTAAGGCTCACCATTATCATAGTCTATAGCTTCATAAAACTCATTTATCAAAACTATAACTATACCTTTCTGTAAAAGAATGTTACGTACCTTTTCTAAACTTTGATCCAGTTCATTCATACCTCTTGTCTCATCAAAAGGTTTTACAGGAGACAAACCTACATATAGAGGTACACCAAAATCACTATCTCTAAGTATCTTCACTATGTCTGATCCTTTTTGGTGACTCCAGTTATCAGGGTACAGGTAATGTACATTTTTATTTTCTGTAAAGTCTGCTACAGAAAGATTATAAGTTTTAAGAATGGGCATCTGTAACCACCTTAGTGTACCATGCATACGGAGGGTTCTTTGCCCTAGATGTTTGCTTAGGTATGTATTTTGCTTTAGACCAACAGTTATGCCTAAACCCACAAAAACCACACTCTCTAGGTAAAAGCTTGTTACCATTAGGCTCACCTTTATCTATTTCATCTACAGGCTTAAACTGTTTATCTACTTTTTTTGTTTTCTTTAGTTTACGTACATTAACAGTGGCTGACTCTAAGGCTTCTTTCTTTTCTTGCTCTTGAATGTCTGGAGCTTCACAAACCGTGACCTCACCTGACGATTTATCTACAACGATCCACCCTCCAAATGGCTTGTCTACACCTTCAGCGTAGGCATAACCTTGGACTACGTACCCAAAAGGATCATCTTCTTTTACCTTAGAGTAGCCACCGAACTTTCCAAACTTATTCTGGAAAGCATAGGGACTAGCAGATTTAATATCATATACCTTATCATCTATTATAATATCTAAGGTGCCATTTATATCTGTATCATCTAAATTAATTTTTGTTTTCTTTTGTTCATCTTGCACATCTATTCCAGATGCTTTCATAACTGCTACCAAAGCAGCTTCTACTAAGTCTCCTAGTAAGAAACGCATAATTGCATTGTAACTAAACTCTTGTTCAATACCTAGCATTTCTGATTGTTGTTGACATAGAGGTTTACCTAAACCAGACAAACGTAATTTATATTTGTTTGAATCTCTAGAAAATTGTTTCTCTAGTGCTTGACCACAAGAGTCTTTAAACTCTTGAACCAGAGAGGAAGGCATTTCTGCCTCCCCCTTGATCCCTCTCTTCAAATAATCCTGTATGAGTATTTGAATCGAGTTCATTTATGCCTCGACAGCAGCAAGGTCGATAGCATCTTCCACACCTAAGCCACCTTTAGCTTCAGTGTGTTCATCTGATACACGGAGATTATAGGAATTAATCGAATCAGCAAAGCTCTTTAAAAGTTCTTTATCTTCTTTCGAGAAATCCACTGTATCAGAAATAGACATGTCACTAGAATAATAGATAGTCGCACCATTCTTATGACGTACAGATTTCATCTTTGCTACAACATTCCAAGTAAGTAGGTTTTTACTATCTACATCTTTAAAGAATTGAGATATAGGAGTAAAGCTTGCCCCCTTAGCATAGAATACTACTGGCACATCTGTTACAGGAGCATCTTCACCTGTTGCAGTTTTACCATCAGCAATAGATACTAATCCATATAGTACTTGATTACATTTAACCATAGCAGATGCAGCAGCTTCTGGAGAATCAGCACCTAACTCTTCTATTTCTTTACGAGTTAGTTTACCACACTTATATCCACCTTCGTTATCTGGGAAGACATCATTAAGTTTAGCTTGCTGAGTACTACGAACAGAGTATGCACCCTGCTCATTGTCCCATAGGCTGTACATAAACCTTCTCACGAAGACTCTTAAAGTCACATCTTTACCAAAAACTTTTTCTTTAGTACTTGGATTGTATAATGCGAAGTGACCTCTAGGTAGTGTATTACCTGCATCATCTTCTGGTGAGTGGTTAATTGACAATCTAGCAAACGAATCGCCAGAGGACTGAGACTCCATCCCATCCCTTTGACCAAGCAGATTTGCTAGTTCATCTACAGACAGTTTATCCAGATTATCTGGAATTACGAGGTCTGTATTCTCGGTAGTCGCTAGTTGTGTCATATATTACTCCTTATGAGTTGCACAATCTTACTATTGTATACTAGAACTAAATTAATTGCAAGCATTAATTAGAAAAAATTTCTTTAGTATCTAGCCAGTTGCTTCCAATTTTAATTTCAATGCCTACAGGCATATCATACTCAATGCCCCATCTTCTCTTGGCTTGCTGAGGGATGGAGAGCATACATTCTTTGACAGTCTCAATCACTTGATCCTCTTCATCAGGATGTACATCCACCACTATACTATCATGTACTGTATTACAAAGCAGGGATTTAAGTTTCTTTTTCTTAAACTCCTCGAAGGTAAGCACTAGAGCAGACGGAAGTAAATCTGCTGTCGCAAACCCCTGTACAGGATAATTCTTTACGCTAGTCCCATGTGTAATGCCTCTAGCTGTTCTCTTTACATAGGGAAATCTGTATTCCCTACCAGAAGGTAGACTCACAACTTTATACTTCAAAGCCTCTTGAGCCAACCTATCATGCCACTCACCAATCCCAGGATACACTTCCGTAAATTGATAATAGTATCTGTGTACATGTTCAGGTAGACCCATACCAGTAGCACCATACAAAGGTGCAAAAGTATGTGCTTTAGCATTTTGTCTTTCTTCTGACGTAATGTCTTCTTTATCTTTACCAGTTATAATCGTAGCAGTCAAGTTGTGTACATCAACACCGCCCTTGACATTTTCATATACATGCTTATCTTGACTAAGGTAGCCTGCTACTCTGTACTCTAGCTGTGCGTAATCCCCTTCAAGAATTTTACCACCCTCAAACCTAGAAACAACTGCCCTACGAACTGGAAATGTTTTACCTCTAGGCATGTTCTGGAAGTTAGGATTTCTAGATGACAGTCTGCCTGTGCTTGTAACACACTGCATAAACTGAGGATGTATTCTGTCTGAGTAATCTAAATTTTTTTCTATACCTTCTACAAAAGTTTTTAGGTAGGTCTTGATAGCGTTGTATCTAAGATAGGCTTTTATAAATGCAACTGCCTCTTCGTTACCTCTTTCGTAATACAAAGACAAAGCATCTGCATCGGTTTTAAATCCTGCACTGCTACATGCTTTTGTATCTAATGGTACTAACTTAAATCCTGCTACCTGTCCTGTAGGCACATATTGTATACCAGTGCCTGAACAAGATTTACAGATATATCTAGCAGTACCCCACGAACCATCCTTTCTCCTTTTAGCTACCTTGCCATAACCTTTGCAAGGGTTACATCTAGTAGCCTCTGTTTTGTATTGCACTGTAGTGTTGTTTACAACTGCCCTCTTAAATTGTGCATCAGTCATGTATGCTCTACGTTTTGGTTTCCTTGTGTTACCTCTAACTTCGTAGCCTAGGTTAAAAACATTTGTCCAAGTTTTTTTATTATTGACTGCCCTAGAAAATAATAACTTAGACCTATCATCTGGACTAGATAAATTTATAGGTGTATCACCCATAACTCTAGCTATTTCTTTGTTTAAAAATATACCAAGTTCTTCTAATTCTTTTGTGTACTCATCTTTAACAAGGTTAAGGGCTTGACGATCTATCTTGATGCCGTCTCTTTCCATACCTGCTAAAACTTTTGTTACCTCAAAAGACAGGTACAACGTAGGCTGCAATCTGCTCAATGCTCTTTCCTTCTTGTTTAGACTGACTAACAGCTACCTCATAGGTAGACTGCACATCAGCGATTCCATATTCTTCTACTATGTCTGCAGGTATTATATCAAATCCTATACCTTCTTTCAAGTAGTTTTCTAAAATTTCTTTCTTTTTCTTGGTTGAGGTTTTATGCCTACGACAACATTCATCTAGGCTAAGTGGTACTTTAACACCCCTAGCCCACACATAGTCAAACACCATGGTATCGTAGACAGGACCATCATATGTAAAGCCAGATGCAAACAGCCACTGTAAGTCAAATTTTATATTGTGACCTAACAATACGTCTGCTCTATCTAGTGCGTCTTGTACTATCTTCATGTTGTTTGGTGTAGGGTCTTTCTTTGAGTGATAGAACCATACATACTGTACAGGGTTATTATCTTCTTTAAAACCTACAGACACTAACTGATTACCTCTAGTATAAGGTGACGGATCAGAACCCTTGTCTGTTTTTATAAAAGTAGTTTCTACGTCTAGTGTTAGAATCATTCGTAGTACCTCCCAGTAAGTTTGTCTATCTCACAAACTACGTGACCATGCCACCCTGAGATTTTATTTTTAGAAACACATAAGAACCTAGTATCATCATCCTCACCAGGATTTTTTCCTATGCCTATAATTATATCAGCCTCACCTGCTTTGCCAGTTTTAGAGCCATCAAGCATAGCAAAGTCTAAAAACTGACGATTGTGTGCGTCATAGCTTGCCTGAGACACAGCCCATACCATGCAGTTATTTCGCTTGGCTATCTCTCTTGCATTTACATAAAGCTCTTTCAATCTTTCATCGCCTCTGCTAAACTCACCGCCTACTTTTACCTTGTCTAACTGGTCTACAAACAGCACATCAATTTTATTTAGTTTTGCAAACTGGTCTATCTCTGATATGTCTGAGCCTACAGAGTCCATAATAAAAAGTCTATCTTCTATTTCATTTTTGTAAACTTCTTTTATAGTTTCTATCTCTTGCATGTAGGTTTCTTTGTGCACATTGAAGTAGGCAGTTAGGACTCTTGACTTCATTCTCTTGGCTGTCTCTTCATTCATTATGTATCCAACAGTGTTGCCTTTGCGTATTGCTTCTGCAGCTAAGAAAGCACAGAAAGATGACTTACCGCTTTCAGGTCTAGCAAAGATAATACCAAGGTTGCCTCGGTATGTACCTGCTACCTCATCAGATAATGTTATTATTGGAAAAGGGAAGTCTGGGTCTGCTTCAAAGTCTTGAAACAATTCTTCAACATCTGTCTCTTCCCTTTGCATAGACAGAATACCAGTAGCCGAATCTTGATTTATTATTTGGTCAATCATCATTCGCAGATCACCAAAGTTAGCTGAATCGCCATTCCATATATCAATGGCTGTTTCGCCTACCTTCCTTGCCATCTCTCTACGCCAGAACTCTGTAAGGGTATCCATTACAAACTGAGGATCACCCTCTATGTCTTCTGGTATATCTTTTATTGCATCTTCTACTAACTCTCTAGTAGAGTCTGGCATGGCAGGATATAAATTTTTGTGTACTATAAAAAGATTATCTTTCGATAGATCACCTTCATATTTAGTATGATAATGCATTACTGCATCAAAGATAGTTTTATATTTTTTATCAAACATATCTTTTGTGACAAGGGCTTTTGCCTTATCAAAGTTTTCTCTACTCAAAAGTAGTGATATTATCTGTGACTCCATTTTGTTCTCCTAAAAAGGTTGAAGTAATTTTAAATTTTATATTTTTTTAGTAGGAAGCATCCAATCTAATTTCCACCCACTACTTATAGAATACCCATGTTCTCTTGAATTGTCAAGTGACTCCACTTCTCCTTTTTCATTAATTTTTTGTTGATCTATTTGTATGTTCATACTAAATGATCTTCTTTCTCCATCAGAATAAAAAGGATAAACTGTATGCATTAAATCTGCAGGAAACAGAAAAAAATCACCTACAGTAGGTCTTATTAAAGTTGTGTGTTGATGCATTTTACCAGAAGAGCCGTGAATAAATTCTATATGTCCTTTACAAGGGTGATGATCTTTATAATCTTCCTCCCACTCTTCATTTATTTTTTCTGGTAATTTTAAATAACCAACACAAGATAGATCACACGATGTATGTATATGCACAGGGTTAAATTCACCAGCAAACTGACGCACAATCCAAGCAGCCTTGTAGTTTAAAGATATGCCTGTAGAATCTGCTAATTTAGTAAAATGTCTTGATAATTCTGTTTGGACAAAATTACCTATAATTGTATTAAAAAAATCCATATGTCTATTCAATTCTTTTTCTTCTATCAAAAGTTCTTGTTTAAGTTTACCTACTAATTTATCTGAATGGTCTAATTTTTTAATTTTTTCTTTATCTTTAATAATTTTATTGGTGTATTTATTTAACGACCTTACCATACTAGAAGGCATTTTTGCATGCATCATCATTGGACCGAATGGAAAGAAAGGTGTTACTGAACCCTCTGGTGCATTTTGAAAATTTACAGCTCCCACTATTTACTCCTTGCTTTAAAAACACGTTGACCGAACCAGAAGCTAATAATAGCAGCAAAGACGGTTTGACTTTCCTCATCCCATGCCTCTAGTATAGCAGGTAATACATCTCTTCCTTCTTGCACTGCCATTATTACGTAGGTAATTTTGACAAATGCAAATATAGCAAAGAAAGCATACGTTATAACTGGTCTTACTGATGCTTGTAGGGCAGATACAAATGTAGATTTGTTTGCTTGTGCTAACGACTCAGCATGTTTGTATAAACCTTTTACTTCTTCTATGTCTGCTTCTGCATCTAGTTCTTTTAGTTTTAATTTGCTTAGTTCTGATGCATACTTGGCTTTTGCCTCTAGCATCAAAAGTTCTTGTTTGTTGGCTTGTTTCTTTTCAAAGAACCCCAACACGGAGGGAAGAAAAGAAGTTCCGAAGCCGAGAACGGAGCCTAATAATGATATCATGTTATGTCTACAATCTCACAAGCACCTGCACTGCATGCCAACTCTTGTGTGCCTGTTGTATTGTCCTCTCTTTCGTAGTTTGATAATAATGTCCAATCGACATTTCGTGGCATTTTCTTACTTAAGGCATCATACTCTTCCTTAGTTATATCTTGATATGGTGCCTGCTTGTATGTATGGTCAGAGTGTGGCAGAAATGAAACACCTGCTACATCTTTAAAATTATTGTACACCCAAGAACCTACCTCAAACCATTCATCTTCTTTTACAGATATAGTAACTGAGGGTTTATGCTCACACCAATGCTCTTGGTAGTTCTTCCAGTTTTCTAGCTGAGTAATGGCACTGAGGTCTTCTCTAAGTACTGCCTTGGTAGGGGACTTCATAGGGAATGAAAAGACCACAGTGTTCTCTGGTTGCATAAGGTCATCCTCATGCGGTATACCTTGGTCAATAAGAAACTGAGATAATGGGTCTTTCTTGTCACCTCTAACTGTTCTTATATAATATGCTGAGTGCCTTGCGTGTATACCAGAAGCAGAGTCTACAAGTTGTGAGACTGTGCCTGAAGGTTTTACACAAGTAATAGCAGTTGACTGCGGTATGCCTAGTTGTTCTGCTAATCCTAAATTAGTATCTACAGCCTGTTGTCTTAACCTCTTCAGGTCATCTGCCTTTCCTAATTTAGGATTATCTAATATGCCTGTAAGCGAAACACCAAGAAGTCTTTCTTCTTCTGTATTGTTTTGCCAAACTTTTCGTAGATACTTAAACTCTGTAAGTGTAGATTGTATTGTGCCAAGTATGGTAGCATCTTCTACTTTCT